TCAATCCAAGTTGTTCTGTTAAAATTAGTATTTGTATTATTATACCAGTTACCCATTTCACCTGGTGGTGCTTTTGCACCATAGTTATAAATTACTGATCTATCATTAAACGTAGCGGTTGATGATGGATACCACCATAAAACTTCTGTAAACAAATTATTTATACCTGCACAGATTTGTTGACCTTTTGTTGTATCAATATTATCGTAAACAAAATCTTCTACTGAACATGGCAATGAGTTTACTGTACCATCAAAAGAGAAGAAACCATTGTTAGACATCCAGTATGCAACACCATCTATTTCTACGGCTGCATTCTGTCCTATCAATCCACAGTTTGTACCTACTTGTTCAAAACCAAATGTAAAAGGTGCACCAACAAACTTCATTGTGTAAAGTGCGTTGTCTGTCCAGACAAGAATATTTTCTTTTGCAACCAACGCTCCGACGATCCTCGTTCCGTCTTGAAGTCTTTGTGAACCAGCTGTATTAGTTGCTTCAATAGTATATTCGTTAATACTTTCATCGGCAGAGAATCTAATAAACATATCGTCTTGAGTTCCTGTGTTTCCAATAGTAACCTCAGTTCCAAAATGTATTAAGTGTCTTGTTGTTGGTGATATTAAAGTTGTTCTAGTTGCAGTGGGATTGTTTGTTGTTTCAAATCCAGATGTAGTTGTAGACGCTCTATTACTTGTTGGACTAGCAACACCAGCGTTCCATGTAAATGTTTTACCATTTAATATTGTAGCTACTAAAACTTCACCGAAAGAATTTAAAGACCAAAGGCCAGGTTCAAGTGTAACAGCTGATGCGGTCACCGCTTCTCCAAAACCTGTAAAGTCTGTGGCGTTTGTTACTGTAGAACCATTTGCATGTTCAACATCTGCTGTTCCGCCTTGTGCTCTTGTTACACCAGATATTGTATTTGTGCTTGTGTTGTTACCAGAGTAAGTCATTAGCTCACTGTTGATTAATAAAGTTCCTGTTGCTGGTAATACAGATGAATCTGTCACAACAAAAGATGATGCGCCCGCAGCAATTACACCACTGTTGTTAACTGTTGTTGTTCCAACACCTGTAATCGTACCGCCATAATTTCCAATACCAAAACCATAGCCATAGTTTTGTGCAGCTGGACCAACGGGTTCGTAAGGTTTTAAAGTTATACTACCACCAGTAGCCACTGTACCAGTTGCAGCTGATCCCATTGTAATTGTAAAAGTTGTTGGAGTTGGAACTGTAATAACTTGAAACTTTTTATCTTCAAAGTCTGATGCAGAAAAACCTGTACCACCTGGTAGTGTTACATTATCAAATAAAACTATATCACCTTCGCTTATATTATGTGCAGCTGAAGTTGTTATTGTAACTGTTGTTGTAGAGTTTGTAGAAAGTGTTGCACCAGTGATACTAGTTTTTAAAGGAGTAATATCAAATAGTTGTCCTTCAAAGTAAACTAGTAAAAATTTATCTGTGCCTAAAGCTACATATCTATTTCCATCTAGATCTACAAACGCAAACTCTTTTCTAACTACACCTACAATTGTGTCTGTAAGAAGTGATTGCCAACCACCAACTTTTTCTGGTAATCCATATCTAAATCTAGTTAAGTCTGAATCTGTCCAACGACCAACAGCACCAACAGAGGTGTCCTGTCTATCTATACCTGGCGCAAATTTAATTTGTTGAAGAGCCATGTGTTAGCTCCTATGCTGTATTTGTTTTGAAAGCCCAACCTCTAGTGGCATCTACGTAAACTAAAGTAATAGCTTGTCCGTTTGTATTTAAAACTAAATTAGATGTTCCTGTATTTATAGGTTGACCATTTCTATCAATAGTTAAGTTATTAGATCCAAACGTGCCTCTAGTGTCAATAATAGTAATTTCATCACCTACTGCTGGAGATGCAGGTAAATCAATTTCTATTGGGTTAGCTGTTGTGTTAGCAAATATTTGTGCACCAGCCACAGCTGCGTATGGTGAGTTAGAATCAGTTATAGTTGCATAACCTTTTTCTATAATTCTTGTTGTTGTATTTGTGCCATCAGAAACACAAAGTAAAGTTGCTCCTGGCGGGACAGGTTGAGATGTACCACTAGCTGTTAAAACACTTAAAGTATTATTAGCAGTGCCTCTAACTGTTTCATCACTTATAATCCAAACTCTTTCAGATCCTGATGGCATTGTTAAAGTTCTAGCACCACCTAAAGTTCCAGATAGTTTTAAATAAAAGTTTTTACCGTTTGATGTTGCGCCATCTGATAAAAGTAAAGTTACACTTGAACCAGCCATACTAATGTCTTGATAGCCACTAGCGCTTTGTTCTAAAATTTGTAAGTTAGTATTTGTGATAGTGCCCCAAAGACCAGCTTTCTCTCCGGTTGCTACTATTTCTAATTTTAAATCTGATGAAAATGTTGATGCCATAATTTTAACTTGGATCTATTGGTGTCCAAACCATGTTTGCTCCTGGAACTATTTCGTTCCATGTTATTATACCTGGCTCTTTTGTATTTACCGTTAGTGGTACCCCACTAGGGCTTACAAGTGCCGTTCCTGTTACTGTAACATTTCCGGTCGCCAACGTCAATGCATTTGCTGTAGGGGAAGCTGTAGCATCTGCTGTAACTGTAACCGTTCCAACACCTAATGTTAATGGGTTAGCTGTAACACTTACATTTGCTTGACCAGTAATACTTAAAGTACCAAGACCTAAAGTTAATGGGTTAGGAGTTGCATCCTCTGTAACAGCATCCGCTATGATACCTACACTTCCAATAGTAATAGTTAATTGGTTAGCCGATACAGATACATTAACGCTATTATCAGGTCCTGATGTAGCGAATGGTAATGCTGCTATTGCGTCAAATCCTAAACTCATAATATGTCCTTAAAAGGGAACAGTGAGGTATGTGGTGGAGTCACTGTCCCCATCTAAAGACTATATCACTTTTTAAACCAGGCTGGAAGTCCTAAATGCGGTCTTCTATCATTTACATTTTTATCCGCATCTTTAGATTTTTGGTCGTTATAGTGTAGAAATACTTGGGCACAGTTATCACCTTGAAACTCTTCCCTCCAATGTTCTAACTCCATGCCTCTGTAAACTAACATATCACCAGGTTTTAGATTAACTAAAATACCTTTATTATTACTAGAAGCTGTTAATTTTTTACCATCAGGTATACCTACATTTTTCTTTGGTTCTAAATGTATAGGCCAAGGATCACCACCAAGATTTAATGTTGTAGATATTTCACAACTAAATCTATCTTTGTGTCTGTGTAAAACATCACCAGGTTTATATATTCTTGCATAAGAATATGTTGGGTTTAATTTAAGACCTGTTTTCTTTTCCATAATAGGTAAAGTTCTTATGAGCAAAGTTTCCATAGCTATATCTGCATAGTGAGAATATGTATTTGGAACTTGTTCATCATTCCACACACCAAACTCTTCTGTAAATTGAGATATGTATCTCTGATCAAACAAAGTTCTAGCTACCTGTCTTTTAAGTAAAAAATAATTGTAAACAAATGTGGCTATATCTTTTGGTACAGCTTCTTTGATGACAACATATTTATTTTTTTTGAAGCTCATTCATACTCCTTTCTTTTGATATTGCTGTTTCAACAACTTTAATATTAAAGTGTATAAATCTAAACGGCTCTAAACCTGGATCTACTGCAAACTGATGTGGTACATAACCTGGAAAAATTATCATTGTTCCTGGTTTTGGTTTGTAGTGAACTTGATTAGTTCCTAATGTGATTTGTTCTTGATTTTTTAAAAATAGTTTTGTCATCTCTGCACCAGGTCTTGGATCATGAAATATTGGGTAAGATGTTTTTTCACTACATTTCAAAAAGTAAAATCCTGATACATGTTGATTCCAGTGAACATGCGTGTCGTGATGGCCACCACCTTTTTCACTAAACTCTTGAACCCAAAATTCTGTGAAATGTAAACTATGGTTTTGTAAATTAAATCCTTGCCAATCTAGAAACTCATAAGATCGTTGACCTATAAATTCTACTAAGTCTTTTATTTTAGGATCATGTGAAAAACTTTCACTATGTGTTGATAAACCAAACGTGCCTATATCTTTTTTCCATTTAGGTTCATTTTTTAATTTATCTTTTAAAAGTTTATCAGCTTTCTTAATATATTTATCTGTTACTTTAATTGAGTTTTTAAGAAACATGGGTGCTTCTGCAATCCACATTGGTGTTTGAAAATAAAATGCAGATTTAAAATCTACATGTCCTTTTGGTTTATTACTACCGCCTTGTATCATATTATCTAAAAGGATAACCTAGATTCCATATCACTAGACTATGCCTTACTCCTTTTGTTACTGGTTTGACTCTATGCCATACAAAAGATGGAAATACAACCAAAGAGCCTTTTGGTAATATTTGATCACATGTGTGAATATTTGGTTTTTTATCAGGATCTAAATTTCTTAGATCAAACTCTAACTCTCCACCCTTGTATTCTTTTGGATCTGTTAAACTAACTGTTACAGATAATTTTCTAATCTTTCCGTTTGTGTTATCTTCAGTTACATAAGGCTTATCCCAACTATCACAGTGCCAATCATAATACTGACCTTTTTTATATATGGTAAACTGACAAGCTTCTGACCAATCCCATTCATAATTCCAACCTGCATTTATGTTAGCTTCTTTTACATAAGGTTGTATTTCTTTATAAATCCAACGATCACTCATCCAAACAATATTTGAATCTCTTTTCTTTTGTAAATCTTTTATTTCTTCTTTGCTAAGAGGTTGTTTATTTAAGTCTCTATCTCTGCCATAACCACCTGTAATGGCCATAATCTCTCTATTTTTTTCTGCTTTACCATATTGCACAATCATATCACAAATTCTTGGAGGTATTACGGATTGAAAGTACCAATAGTAATTAGATATATTCATAGTTAATTGTTAAAATTATATTTAAACTTTTAGAGGTGTTGGGTGAAAAAGAATACTTATTAGTAGCTGGAAACATTATAAATTCATTATTCTTTATAGGTATGTGCCAAGTTCTATTTTTTCTTCTATTATCATCATATTCAATAATACATTCTAAGGAACCTTCTTTAACATCAACACCATAGATTAAGGTATAGTCTGGTGAGTTACGTAAGTCAACAGGCTCAACTTGATTTCTTATCCAAGATTTTTCTTTAGGGTGCATAACATTACCATGCATAGTTTTAGTCACTAAAGTTTTACCATATTCAACTCTCCAATGATCTCTCATATAATCTTGCATCCATTGTAAAGGTTGAGAAAAATTTACAACATAATCATCAAAAGCATAAGCTTGTGGATTAGTGTTAACTCTATCCTGTTTTATAAAAGATTCTATGATGTCGTTTCTTATTTGATCTCGGTCTATTTCAAAACCTTTCGGCATTTCTATTTCACCGTAATATAAATCAACTTCTGTTAATACTTTCTTTTGCATACCTAACTAGTATGTAATAAACTCCAATAATAATGTCAAGTGGATTATCTAGCGACTTTATCCCAAGCACCTGTAGATTCATTCCACTCATATCTATGAGTAGATTGTTCTTCTTCAGATAATGCTGGTTCATCACCAACTGGTGATTGCCATCTTGCTTCTGCCACATTTAGAACCCAACTAGCATAAGGTTTCTTACCAATAAAAATATCGTTATCTTCATCATAAGTCATACCTATGCCTGCGTAGTTACCTCTTAAAGGTGTTCCGCCATTTGTGTGTTGTCCACCTACTGTATTGTAAGATGTTTTTTTCCAAAGAGGCCAGCTGTGGATTCTTTCCAGAAACTGTCTGCCTACTTCTTCATCTTCAACACCATCAGCATTTTGACAATCTTTATCAGCTACAACATGAACTGCTATAACTTTATTGTTTGCTCCTAGTTTTGCGTAATGTGCCATAATGTTCTCCTTATATCTTATTTGTTAAAGTTTGTAAATTCATTAATTTTGAAACTTATATCTTATTACTACTACTCCTGATCCTCCTGCTGATGCAGTAGTACCACTTGAACTATAATCACTACTTCCACCAGCACCACCTCCTGTGTTAACAGTTCCAGCAGTTCCATGTGTTGGATTAGAGGATTGTCCAGCTCCTCCTGCTCCACCACCGCCAGAACCACCTGCACCTGCTGATCCTCCTGAACCACTTCCACCACCGCCACCACCAGCTCTTGTAACTGGTGAATTTGTAATTTCTGAAGTTGCTCCTGCTCCTCCTGCTCCTGCTCCTGGATTTGCATTCGCACCTGCAGCAGTTGCTCCACCACCGCCTCCACCACCATTAGTAGTAGGAGGTGTCCCATTTCCACCATTTGTGCCTTGTGCTGGACTAACTGGTGGAGTGTTACCTGTTCCACCTGCTTTATTGCCATAATGACCACCGCCACCTGATCCTCCAGGTTGCCCAACTGCTGGTACTCCTGGTGAAGCTCCTGCTCCACCTGAACCACCACCTGCTGAAGTTATTGTTGAAAAAACTGATGGAGTTCCATTTACTGAACCACTTGCGGCTCCTCCACCAACTGTTACTGGATAAGTTTGTGCTGTTACTGGTAAAGCTGAAACACAAGCACCTAATGGTGATCTTGTATAACTACCTGAAGCAGTACCTGCAGATTCTCTATATCCACCACCACCTCCACCGCCTGATAAAAAATTATTATTAACAGAAGTCTGATTAGAACCTGCTCCTCCACCTGCAACAACCAAATAATCTACTGTGTTTGATCCTCCTGAATTTCCTCCACTAGAAACAACAAAA